CGCATCAGCAGCGTCCCACTTTTTTGGCTTACCCTGTGGTGGCGTAAGCATCGTAACGGCTTTTGCCCCTGCGTTAACACCAAGTTCTTGTATTATCCTAGCTAGTTTCTGACCCGCTTCATCGTTATCAGGCCATATAATAAGCTCTTTGCCGTGCAATGGAGAGAAGTCAAACTTATCTTTTGTGCGCTGAGATAGCATCCCTGCGCCCCCGATAGTACAAGTTGCCGTATGCCCAAGCTTAATTAGTGCATCAGCACATTTTTCGCCCTCTACCCATATGACCCGATCTGCTTCTTTAATCTGCGGTAGGTTATATAACGGCCTAGTTTCTGGTAATCGAGGGAACTGACGAAACTCTTTTTTTGCGCTGCCGTCATTATCCCGAACAATTTCACCAGTTTGATCCCGTTCAATGTATTTTCTGACCGCAACGATGATTTCACCGTCTTCTGACAGGTATAAATACTCCCCATCATATGGCGTTGAGTAGTCGATGACCCGCTTTTGTTTAATTTGTTCGGGTTGCACCTCCTGCTGCGGCTGGGCAAGCGCAGGATTTATTGGGTTCATGGGTGGTTCTGTCTTTGGTTTTTCCAACCATGTGCCAAAATGTTCGGCTACATCTTTGATTTTCCAACTGTATGCCGCCATCAGGATTTTAGTTATGCCCCCAATGCCATCACCTGTGTTAAAGTCCATGCCTCGCATGAACTCTGAGCTAGATGGATCTATATTTATCTTGAGAGATTGACCCGCTTCGCCGTTTAAAGATCCCAGATAAAACTCATTCCGAACAATTCTTCCGTTTGGATAAGCGTTTTTTAAAGCATCTATTTGAACATAAGACGGAACTTTATCCGTTATCTCTGCGACTAAATCTCTCGGTTCACTACCATATCTTGTGTTGCCAATTACCCTTAATGACATTATGTTGTCCTTATATACCTATTTACCTCTTCGGGGGGTAGATCATAGTCCTTTTGCCTATCCCCCGCTTTTTTTAATTATTCCAACAAGTCTCCCTAAACTCGCAAAACTTACAAAGAAAAAAATCTTTTGTTTGAGCTATGCGAGGTAGAATGTCACCTGCTTTAGCCGCAGTCAAGATATTTACAGCCTTGTCACTTGCCGACTGTGCTAACTCCCGATTGAACGGCACTAACTCGTAGTAAATCTCAGATGTGTTTTTGTTTACCACTGTAAAGAGCGCAGGGTGTTCTGTAAGATCCATGTAGGCTTGATATAAAGCGATCTGAGTAGCGTAAACAGGATTTGCCTTTGCTACCCCCATGCGCTGAAAGCCTTTCCACTTTTGATCGTTCGCTGACTTGTTTTCCCACAGACATGGATAGCCCATATCTACGTCACCGTCACAGACCACACCATCAATGTGCCCTTTGATTTCGTCATCGGCTATAGAAAAGCCAAACTGTTTTCCCATCTTATCCTCTGTTCGCAGATCGAACCCTGCATCCCGCAACCACATTGCAGCGTAATCTTCGATGTAGTGACCGAACTCGAATATCCTGAGTGTTCTTGCACTGAAGCCCGAACCCTCGTCTTGTGGATAGTTTAAGTACCGATACTGTATCTTTCGACTGCATTCGTCACCTATGCTTGAAGCTCCCAAATATTTTCTTCGTTCGCGTTTGCTATTCTTTTCTACGATAGCTTTGTCTACTGCTTGCGATATTGCCTCTGCTTGTGGATCAGAAGGGGATACTTGTAGATGGCCAAGCGCCTGTTGACTTATAGTATTTGTCTTCGAGTGTCCCAATTTCAACTTCCTCTGTTAGTTTTGCTGCTTCCTGCAAAGCAAATATTAATACATGAACCTGATCTTCTGAAAGATCAGAGAATTTGGTGTCCCAACCAAATGTTCCTAATATAAATGCCAACTCATTTATTGGCTTTGGTTCGTTACTCATACGTCCTCCTCAGTGTATTGTTTGATCTGTTTTATCTAAAATTAAATCTAATAGATCTTCTATTTCTTCAGTATCGCAATCTTTGTTTTTAAAAGTTATTTTTAATTTTACTTTATCTTTAATAGAAACATCTGCTGACCCGAACAAAACTTCGTCTTCTGACTCATTAACCTCTTCTTGAATAAGTTCATTTGTTGCATCGCTCATGTGAGCGTTTTTGTATGTATCATCGCAATAACAAACATATTCCAAATCATCTGTGTAAACCTCTCCATCATCTTTTCTTTTTACTAAGACTAAGAAGACATCAAACTTTGCCATCACCCTGACCCTCTGCACTGTTATGCTTTAACCATAATGCAAGATCAGACATTAAGTGAGGAAACTCACTTGGATCAATTTTGGCAACCAATTCACCATTGAACCAAATTTTAAGACCATCATCATATACTGCCCATCGCGTTTTTACGTCTTTCATAAATACCTCTCCACTGTTGCCTCAATTGTTTGCTTATTCCATAAAAAACTAAGCATACAAGCTGCCCTGTACTTCGTCCAAGAGAAGTCAAATGGCTCCACATTTACTCCCTGATTAGCAAGGTGTACTCTCTGTTTATCCGTTAATCGTTGATCTAGCCATCTTTTTGTCTTTTTGGCGGCATTGCCATCTTCAATCTCTCGTAAAAAATCATCTGCTGCTGCTGTGCATTGCACACTACCACCAACTGCGAGAACCTTTAGCTTACCTTGAGTTTTTCTACCAATTGCAACTGATACATCAGATGTATTTGCTACCCCGACAAAACCTTCAAAGCCCATAGCCATGCGCAGACTTTGATCTCCAAACATATCCATCCATCTAAATGGAGACATCTGCATTAGATCGAACTCTGTCATATCAAACGAATGAAGCTCTTCTTTTTCTTCTTTCTCGCCACTGTCAAAGATATGATCACAGATGGGACATATCTTAGCACTCATAGGCACCACGGCTTCGCACTCTGGACATTGCTTGAGAGGTGCTTCGCCCTTTTGTTTTTCGTCTAGGTTTACAGCATCTTCTAATGATCCATGCGTGAATATGCTTGTGCCAAAGTCTAAGACAATGCAGTCTCTTTTGACCAGATCAGGAAACTCTTCTGGATCTATTGTGCGTAATCCACGCCCGATCATTTGAACCATTGTGGCTTTCTGAGAACATGGTCTGGTTAGGATAATGCACGACACTGGTGGCGCATCAAAGCCCTCTGTAAGCACAGATACATTGACTACGACCTGAACATCACCATGAGCTAGATCGTGCAGCGTTTGCGCTCTCTCTGCCTTTGGAGTCTCCCCTGTGACCAAATTAGCGTTTATGTCTTGCTCTAAGAACTCTTCTAGCAGATCTTCCGCGTGTTTTACTGTACTGCAAAATACAACAGTCTTTCTGCCATCAGCATGGTTTATGTATTCTTCTACTACTTTTTGATTGATAACCTTACGGTTCATGATGGACTCGACTTGCTCCATGTCGAAGTCGTTTCCTTTGATAGCAACATCATTCAGCTTATCTTTTACACCACAGTCAATTACATATGACTTTGGCGGTACAAGAAACCCCTCTCGAATAAGTGTTGTAATGTCGATCTGGTGCGAACAGTTATTGAATACTTTTCGCAAACCTTTTCCATCGCCTCTGTTAGGCGTAGCAGTAAAGCCTACAATCTCTGCTTTTGGATTGTCTTCTTTAACTGTGTTGATAACTTTTAAATATGTATCTGCTGCTGCATGGTGGCTTTCATCAATCACCAACATATCGAACTTGGGGCGATCCATAAGATTATTGTCACGAGAAATCGTTTGAACCATAGAGAATATAGTATTCCCGCTCCAGTCCTTCATTGATCCATTCACAATGCTTGTTGTGATGTATGGATTAATACGCTCGAACTTAGATTTGTTTTGATCAACAAGTTCGTCCCTATGCTGCATGACAAGAACTCTTTGACCTTTTTTGAACCTTTCACCGACAAGCGCAGACAGCATGATTGTTTTTCCCGCCCCTGTGGGCGCAACAACGATTGTGTTTTTGTGCTTATCTAATGCTTTACAAGCATCATTTATAGCGGCCTCTTGATATGGACGAAGTAACATGAATTAACCTATGAACTTAAATTCTGGAATAGGGATGTGAACAACTGGCTCTATATCTTGCCAATCATTGCGATCTTTACGACCACCAACCATGACAGGCCAATTGTTCTTAAAATATGTGTAGCCAGACCGATCTTTCCATTTAACAAGAAGAATACTATTAATGTTTGATGCTTGCTTTAATCCATTTGCTGCAGACACTTTAGAAAGTGAAAGCAATAGCGTGTTATATTGATTGTGATTGTTTGTTCTGACTTTAACTTCACAAAACCCAACAACTTTATCATTTTTTAAAACACAGTAATCTAAGTGATATTGTTTAGGCATTTTTTCAAACCCAAAACCAAACCGATTACAGAAAGACTCAATTACACCGCGTTCATTAAGCAAATCTTCACTTGTCTCATACGTTGGACGCATAAGATTCTCCTCTTGATTTAGATGGTGGGGGGTATTGGCCTCGCCCCCCCTGTGCGAGGTCTAGCAGGTGTGGAAAAACCTGTGCCGCTAGATTTACCTATTAGCCCAACTTGGAACTGCACCTGACGTTGGTTGCGCTGCCTGTTGCGGTTGAGCCGCAGGAGCTTGCGTCATCGGTGCTTGTCCAGAAGGGATAAAATCTTTCTGGTTCGGCGTCACTGCTGCCATGAGTTTATTTTTGTCCTCATAGCCGCCTGTGCCTTTTTCAATTCCGACTTTAGCGCAAATTTCCATTCCACTCAAGTCATTAACGCCACCAATGTTTCGCCTTTGAACCGCAGTCTCTGACATATCAGATGGATCAATACTATTTGCGCTCTCGATAATTGACCTAAGAGTGGACAAACCAATCTCTTTTGCTACTGGAATACCGCTTGCACCCATCTTGTCACCGTCTAGAAAAATACGATGCCAGAACTTACGTTTGTCATATTCACCGCCAACGACTGTGAACTCTAGTTCCATCCATTTGGCGTTGGATGTTTGAGATTTCTTAAACCACATTCCGTTACCAAACTCTGAAATTTCAATATCACCCATTTTTACCACGATGATTGCACGACATACTGTTCCGTTTGGAATAAGTGTGCGTGTTTGTGTTGGTGCCTCTGACACCGCTGCGTTATTTAGATTCAACATTTTCTGTCCCTTCTGTTAAAATCTGTTGACTGGGGTTCACAAAGTTTAATTGTTTCTCTGTGTTTCCCCCTTTACCCATTTTCTCAATAAGTTTACCAAGATGTGGCTCTTCAAGTGTATCGAGCCTACCAGAGCGATCCTTTGCAGGATAGCCCCACTCATTTAGAGCATCGCAAACGAAGGCACGAAAAGAGCCGTTCTCGCCTCCCAAGACTGCCATCGTAAGAACTTCGTCCACGATGCCCGGTAATTCTTTGCCAGTTTTGGAACCTTCGATCTGAAGCGCATATTGTTTGCGCCCATAATCGTCAGTGTATTCATCTAGAATACCAACAAAGATTACGTTCTTATCACGAATGTGTTGAAGGTGTGTAAGCCACGCCATCATTTCGCGTCCATGCATACCATAAGCTGCACGAGTATCTAGCTTGCCAGTTCTATCTGATCTAGACTCTGGCTGTTGCTGACACCATTGAAAACATAAACGTCCTGCAACTGTAATTGAGTCAACAAACAACGTTTCATACCTATTTACGTTTTCTTCTGGATCACCATATATCTGACAGACACCTTCATAATGCGCCTGACTATAGCATTGATCTTCATGTAATGATGGATTTGGACCACCAATATAACAAGCAAAATCACGACATTCTGCCCAAGTTTGTGGACGAATGACATCAATAGGGTGGCCTTCAATAGCCGCATCCCCTGCTTCTAGATCCATAAATAAAGTTTTTGATGGATCAAGAGTTTTTGCTAATGTTGTCTTACCAACACCACTAGCACCACAGACTACGATCTTATGACCGCGCTTTTCTGCAAGCCGTTGTTCGGCTGTAATAATTTGTAAACCCATTTATTTATCCTCTTCGAATGAGAAAGCGCCAAGCTCTACCGTTCTACAGTCTTGTAGCTGATTTTTAATATCTGGTGGAGCGGCTGTGTATTTGCGCTCTTCTACAGAAAAAACAACCTTTCCGTAGTGCTGCGCATTTTCTGGTGACATCGTATTAAGCTGATCACGAAGTTTATCTTGATCCCAAGTCACCTTCTTACGAACCGTAGCTTTAAACTTTTTATTATTATCCACGATTGTAGTCGTACCAAAATCTTTACCATCGGCTCGTAAAGCATCACGAACCTGTTGTAGCCAAGTATCTTGGATTTGTTCATTTAGATCAGAAAGCTCTTCTTTAAGCCCTGCGATCACAACGCGCAGTTCTTCCCTGCGCTCAAGTAATTGATTGCTCATAGCAACCTCCACGTTAAATTTTAGACAATTCAATTTATGGCAAAGTATGGGAAATGAGTCAAGAACTTTTTTTAGATAAATATATATCTATATCAAAAACAGCCTTCATCAGCTTCTTTTTTAGTTTAAATTCAGGGGTTTCTACGCCTTTGGCATCTTCGACAATATGTTCCCATGTGCCCTCTGCGGTCTCTTTATTGTATTTAAAGTCGGCTATATACGCACAGATCTTTTGATCGTTCACTATGATATTGTAACGAGGCTGTAGCTCTAAATCTTTGATTCGTTCTGCCTTTTCAAGAGATTTTAAATAGAGGTAACGCTCTGATTCCCATTTAGAGTCAAATGTAATCCCATGTACGGTGGTTTTCTTATTACCATACTTTGGTCTTGACCTTTTTAACTTGGGATTATATCTTGGTTTCAAGTACATTATGGGAGTTATGCTAGTGCCTGCAACTACTAAATACAAGTCTATAAGCGTTTCTGTGGAAACTTATAAGAAAATAGTTCAGATGTCGCAAAAAAAACGTAGGAATATTTCGCAACAACTTTCTTTAATTGTTGACGATGCTTACGACAAACAAGGCTTTATACCGCCTCACGAACCGATACGATCTGTTTCTGGCGGACTAAGCGCCGTTATAGAAGACTAAAGCAACCCTGCACTTCCTAGACCACCAAGCAATGTGGCGGCTACTGCAGGGTTTTCTTTTGCTCTTTGCCTAACAGTTGGTAGCCTGCTTTCTGATGGTTTTGGTTGTGAAGTAACCACTGGCGGTAAAACTTGAGGGACTGGTGTTGCTTTTGGTTTTGGCTTTAGTTCTGATTGTATCAGTGATGTTGCTTGATCTGATGCGCTGCTTAAAGCCTCGTTTGTTGATTGAGCAGTAGTTTGTGCCATAGTAGACTTTATAGCGTCTGATATAATTTCTCCTGCAACTTGTCCTCTTGTTTTAGCATCTGCACCTTTGACTGTATTTTTATATTTCTTTAAAAACATTTTGTAAAAAGGTCCGCTAGAAAACAATGAACCAATAACACTAAGCCGAGCAATTACACCTAAATTTTCTAACGGACTTGCTGCAATGTTTGCTGCAACAAGATCGCCGCCGGGAGCAGACTCACCAAGTAGCTTCATAATGCGACCAAATTCAAGCATATCCTTGCCCATTTCATCGCCAAATATTTCTTTTATTTTAGCTTCATCTTTTGCAAACTTACTACCAAGTTTTGTAAATTGAGTTTTATCAGTTAAAAATGTTTTTTCAAAATCACCCACTAAACTATCCATGTAATAGCTTTGAATAGTACTCATATCTTCTGCACTGTTAGCAAAGTATGATTTTAAAGCTTTTACATCTTCAGCACGAACTGAACCACTTGCTAAATATTCTGCAGCTTCAGTAGGCGTTAATGTGCCTTTATTTAATTTTCTCATAACTTGATTTTGTGTAAAGACTGACAGCTCGTCTAATTCTTTAGACAATTTTCTAAGCAAACCAACTGCAGCATCATCAGCACCAGTTTCTATAAAGTTTTTTATTAAATCCTCATCAACGTTTCTTAAACTTAAAACGTTCATTTGTTCGGCTAATTTTTTTATTTCTGCTGCATTTTGCCCAAAAAGCTCATTTGCAGTAGAGCCAAGCCCATCAATCTTATCTTTAAATTTAGCTCCAGACCATTTGCCATTTTTAACATCTAAAGACTTGCTCATGGCATTGCGTAGCCACTCAGACGCTATTCTTTCTTTTATAGGACTAAAAGCACCTTCTCCTTTAAATTTATTAACAGCTTTTTCTGCATCAGATAAAAGTTTGGGATTATTAGCTTTAACTAAATTTTTCGCTAAATTAGATTCATTTATTGGAGCATTATTTTTTATTTTATTTATAAGATCTCTTTTGCTTATAGCTTCACTTACTGCTTCAAACTTTTGATTGCCCTCTTTATACATTTTACGAGCATCATTTAAATCTTTTGAAGCTTGTCTAAGTGTCGTTCTTTGTTCTTTTGTAAATTGTTTGCCTGCTCTTGTAACCCCTCTTTTACCAAGTATGGCATCAATGCTTTTTGAGCCTAACAAATTATCAACTTGCGGCATAAATTTATCAGAAACACTTTCAACTGTATCTGAAGTCATACGCCTAAATTCTGCATCCCTAAGACTTTTACGAGCTATATATAATTGTGAAAATGATGCCTCATCACCAAGATCAATAATTTTTTGCAAAGCATCTCTAGCTGCTGCTG